ATTTTCATTTAATTTTTCACTCATTTTTCCTCACTTTGGCTTTGCCATAACCTAGCCTTCCAATGCTGTCAGTCGGGCTTCAATGCTTGTCAGGCGTTGCTCCGTAGCCGCACCAACGAAAGCCAATAGTTCTGGATAACGAATGCCCAAACGTGTGCGCTCTGTTGCGCCCTCTGGTGCTTCTTCGGCTGTGTCATAGGTGTCTGTGCGGGTATATGCGTCTTGTGCTTCAACTGCCTCTTTTACGACTACCTGAACTTCGTCACCTTCTTCATTGGTCTGTGTCTCTGTAACTGCCTCGACAGCTTCGACTGCTGGCACTTCAACACTATGTTCCCACCATGTATCTGAACAGAAGAAAGCATATTTCGTTGCATCAAGCCCTGCATCTGTCATAGCAGATTTGACTTCTTGGGCAATATGACCAGTATGAGTTCTGGCATTGTCGCCTTTAGACGCAACACTGTCATTCCATTTAAACGTCTTAAAGAGTTTGCTTATAGCTTTTGCGGCTGTAATCTCTGCGTCGGTCAAACTTGCAATCTGTTGTTTTTCGTTTTGGTCAGATGTTTGGATTGTTCCGTTTGTTGCGAAGATGTCATCAAAGCGGTATGATGATGAACCTACATCAAAAGTGTTGTCTGATAATGTCCCGCTTCTGTTAACAGGGAGTAAGCCGTTTGTGCCAAACATAAGCCCAGAGCCAGTAGAGCCGTTATCTGACACAATAAATAACCTACTATTACCAGTACCTATGAAGCCCCTTGTGGTATCATCAAAGCGGTATACTGTAAACGCGCCATCCGAAGACTTGCGATTAATGAATAAAGGTGATGCACCACTAGCCGTATGAACAGTTACACCATCTGCTCTTAATTCATGTCCAACTGTATCGACATCTTGGCTTGATTTAGCCACGAAAAAGTCGCCTGAACTGTTGATACGAACACGATCATTACTGCCGCCCGATTGAAAAACTAAATCATTTGTCGCTTGAATATCAAAATCGTTCTGACTTGTTTCTGTAAATAATGAAGCAATAACAGTTCCATTACGCTCGAAATCAAGGTCTGCATTACCTGAACCACCGATAGTAACAGTCGTAAAACCTGAATAATTATTAGCCGTTGTTACTCCAATGCCTACATTACCGCCAAATGGATTAAGCAAAATGTCATCGGCAGCTGAACCTGCACCATTTGCTGATTGTATATATTGCTCTGCATCACCAGTTGACGCGCCAAAGAACAATGATGTTGATGCATCATTTGAGCCTCTTATCTTAGCCGCTGCTTTTGTTGTAGATGTTGAAAGATTTGATGCACTTGAGGCATATCCCTGCGCTCCTTTGACTTCAAGAGGAACAGTTGGTCCTGATTCGTTAACCCCAACATTGCCATCAGAGCCTTGAACAAACAATGCATGTGTATTGTTATCGGACTCAACACGGAAATCTAGGTCTTTACTATCTTCATTAATAACAGTTTCAGTGCCTGTTAGTTCTATCCTGCTGGTTTGTTGTGTACCTGCAACAGCAGTTTGAATTATAAATCGGGCGTCTTCAGTGCCATCTGATGCGTCAGCAATAGATGCTCTTATTTGTCCATAAAGAGTTTCTTCATCAGCATCATTTTCACCATAAAAATTAATAAAACCTAACGCATCCCCATCTGCAGGTGACGCTGAGTTTCTATAAAGTTTTAAATTTGGACCAGAATTAGCATCTGCGTCTGTTGATGTAAGAGTCAAGTTGTCAGAATTGTCTGCTGTTGTAAGTGTAGCGTTTACGCCTGTTAATGAACCAGTAATACTAACATTTTGACTATTGTCAATTGAAAGTGCAGCTGTGCCGCCAGTTTTTAAAATAATGCTATCATTGTCAGTGTCGGAGGTTGTTCCACCTTGAACAGCAATATATTCCTGAGATGTGCCACCACGCTTTAGGCTGATTGACATTTTACCTGCTTCGCCACCACTCTCGTTTGTTTCGACTGCGCTGAATGCTAATGAGGCATATTCAACATCACTAGCCGAGACGCCACCAGAACCATTGTCTGTGTTGCCATGAATTACTATTTTTGAAAGAGCATCACCATCTGCTGGGCTTGCTGAGTTTCGGTATAATTTAATATCAGGACCAGAACTCGAGCCAGCATCCGTCGAAGATGCAATCAAAAAGTTTCCTGCACTTGAACCGACAATCTCAAGCAGATCGTCAATCACTGCATTGTCGCGTGCATTCAAAACATTTGTCGCATCGCAATAAACCAAGGCTGTGCTGCCATTTGGTATAACAACTCCTGTGCCACCAGAAGTTTTGAAAGTAATATCAAAGCCACCAGTCGTCCCATTGCGGACAATATAAACTTTGTCAACACTTGGGCAAACCACATTTCTTGCAGCAGTCAAAGTTCCTGTTACTGTTATGACAGCGTTGCGAGCTTCGTCCGTAGCACCATTGCTTGTAGTCAAACTGTAATTTGCTGAATCATCATGGGCAACATTGGCTACACCAGAGATTGATTGCTCGATGAGAGTTCCCAAGTTTGTGTTGGTGATGCCACCCCACGTGCCTGACTTCTCGCCATCAGCGATTAACTCGAGTCTGAGATTCGTTGAATAGGTGCTAGGCATTTGCTTTTTCCTTCTTAATCAATTCGAATGATTGCTGTCGTTCCTGGAGCAGGAAGGACAATCCGGAAAGTGCCTGAGCTAACTGTAAAATCACCACCAAAATCAAGAACAGCAATCGCGTTGTTCCCAGCTAGTGTGTCATTGTAAATTAATGCTCCTCGTGTTGTGAATGATGCACTTGTCCATTCTGGATCTGTAAAATCAACAAAAGCAGTCGTGCCGCTTGTGCCGATTGTTGCTCCTGCGAGAGTTTCACCACCAGCTGTATATCCCGATCCTGAAATTTCATTGCTTGTGGTGTATGCTGTTGTTGCCGCAGAAAGGTCTGCGGAAGAAGTGTAAAGTGCAATCTTCAAGGTATCAGAATCCATGTCCTGCTCTTTTTGGAACAGATCTTCCTTGAAACTTGTGCACATCGCTTGTGTGATAGCCATTATATGCCTCCATCGTATTCAGCTACATAGTCACGACCCATCTCTTGAATAAAGAGTTGAACCGATTCGTCAAACTGAGCTTTGTATAAGTTTAGCGTTTCTCCAGCTTTAAGAAAAGCAGAAGTTTCATAAAGTGCTGCAGAAAGTAAAAGATTTTCTGCATTATCTCCAATCCAAGTGTTTGCATTGGTTGAAGACAGACCCGTAGCAGGTGCGATAAAATCGACCTGATAAGAGTAGGTTGAATCTGGCGTGGGAGCCAGAGTAATTACTGTGCCAGCAGTGCCAGCAGATTTTGTGGAATATATTATTGGTTTGCCAGTGGTTGCGCTGTTTGGCCAATAATCTCTGAGATATGAGTCAATTCTGTGATTAAGGTATTCAACATTATTTGAATTTACTATTGATACTTGGCGTATCAATCTTGCGTTGGTGATTGTGTAATCAGCTGTTCCAACAACCAACGAAGCTGTTGAGTCTTGACGGAAACAAGGCAGGTTTGGGAGCCTTTGAAAAATCATATCTTCAGCCTGAGAAATGATTTCATCAATTGAGGCATCCAACTCTGTTGAGTCGTCTTCCATGAAGTTTTGTATATTAGTTTTTAATTGAGTATAATTCATAGTCCAAATCCCCAGCCATCTGTGCCCCAGCCATTGTCGCCCCAGCCATGTGCAGGTTCAGAAGTTCCAATCCCACCTGTGCCAGCCAAGCCTGTCTCAGACAACTCTGACACAGCACTCTCTTCACCTGCCAGCCCAACCCCAGCAACACCAGCTACACCATCAACGATAATGTTTATGTCGCTTCCTGCTCCTGTGCCAAGTATGTGAACTGCTCCTGTACCAGCTACGCCTGTTTCTTCAAACTCTATTTCTTGGGCATGAGTTCCTATGGCACCAGTGCCAGCTTGAGCTGCAGGGAATCCATTAAGCTGCATTGTTGATGTGCCGATTCCACCTGTGCCAGCTACGCCTGTTGACAAGGTTTCGTTGTTTGGAACTTCTGTGCCAATTGCTCCTGTGCCAGCTACGCCTGTTTCCGGAACTCCGAATGCAATTGAGCCCAATGCTCCTGTGCCAGCTACGCCACTTGGTCTCACATCTTGAAACACTGCAACAGAGAATGAGCCCAATGCTCCTGTGCCAGCTACGCCTGTGACAACAGTGCCAGTTGCAAATGTTCCGATTCTACCAGTGCCAGCTAAGCCTGTGACAGATGATTGATTTTTTATTCCAGGAAGCCCAACAACACCAAAGCTAGGAATGCCAACTGGTGGTCTGTCAATTTTATCTAAAAATGGGTCGTAGTTATAACCGACATGGAAATCAACATTGCTTGGGTCAGTGTCTGGGCGTGGGTCAAATAATGCAACAGCATCAACAACATCACGAGGAGGTTCAAGTTGCGGGTGCTTTGGCTCCCACTCTTCTGGCTCAACCCTCAATCCATCCCAAGTTGTTTTGAGAGAAGTGTAAGGCACTTCAAAGCCAGAGCGATCTGACATCGCTTTAGATTTTCTGCCTCTTGCTCTCCTAACAAATGCCATCAGTATAAATTCAAACCAGTCGGTCGGATCCTCATCGTAACACCATCATTGTCTGAGCTAGCTGCAAATTCAAATGCTCGTTCATACAATTGATTCAAAACATTGGCTTTGTCTGGAGCATATTTTATTGCAAGCTTGCTTGCTAAACCAGAGCATATGCAATCAGCCCAGCGATAAGGTATGTCTGCATCTTGATTGCTTGCTGTTATATCTTCGAGTTGATTTATTGACCAATAAACCAAACTATAATCATTGCTGTCAGGAACTTGCCAAACATAAAGTTCTGGTGTGTATTGCTTGTCAAGCATGTATTGACTGGGACGACCTGAAGATGTTTTGTTTGGAAGTTGGTTATATTCGCCGATGCTAATTCTCTGAACAACAGTGTCAGTGTTAGTTCCGCCAATATTTTCCCGAACAACAACATCAATCAGATCTATTGTCCCAACAGGCAAAGTATATTTGATTGTGCCATTCGTCAAAGACAAAGTGTTGTTTTGAACAGCCCAATAATTTATGCCTCTGTTCGCCCACTCGCTAAATAAAAGATTCAGGCTGCGACGAGCAGACTCAGCTTTGTAGCCTGTTTGGCTTTGCGGGTCAATGCCGCAACGCTCATAGGCTTCAGCTATGATTTCTTCTACATTAGGTCTGAATGCGACTGTTCCTGAAGTAGCCATCTAGCCTCCTAAAGCCAGTTGTGCTTACTCGTAAAACACATCCGCTGAGGTCAGATTGCTCATGTGGAAATATGCCCCATGATTAGTTCTGAATCCTTCGTTCGGAATCCGAAATATGTTTGCAAATGTGTCTGCTGCCGAAGTCTCTTTTGTGAGCAACCAGCGTTTCGGCTGAGTCCCGTCATTCGGAGTCGAAGCAACATATCTGCAAGCAGGAGTATCAGTTATTGTGTCAGAGTTAAGCACAGTTATTGTAAAAGCATTTGCACTCGTAACTGTGATTACATAGTTTCCTGGAGTTGCGGTACCACCAGTCCCAGCTTCAAAAGCAATGCCAACAACATCCCCAGTTGACAGTCCGTGAGATGTATCAGTGACTGTAACTGTTGTTGTTGACTGAGCATATGTGCCAGCCTCTGGTGCGGTGTCTGTGTCAAAAACCTCGAAGATCCCTGCAGATGAAGAGCCTGTTATTGCAAACTCTTTTAATCTGCGATCGCCGAGGACAGCAAACCCACTTGATGACAAGTGAGCCTGCTGAATTTGAGCTAAACTTCTTGTGCCCATATCCTCAACCTATCTCTTAGCTGTCAGCAAACGGAGTTGCTACAGATCCTGAGCCAATCAAAACACCTTGAACAAGGTATTCATTAGTGGCCATTGCAGTGATTTCAACATAAGAACCTTTATCACCACCTGTGGTAGAACCATTCATTGAAATGACATCATTGGAAGAAACATCAGATGCGAATGCTGCTGTTGTTGTTCCTGCGACTGAGAGTGAGCCTGAAAATTTATCAGTCCCATCAGTTTTGATATCAAGGTCAGTTGAATCAGTTCCAATGAAAAAACGATACTGAGCACCGAGCTCAGTTGTTTTGATTGACGGAAGAGTAACAGCACCATCCGCATCATCAATTTGAATCAGCTTGCCAGCGTGGTCATCAAAAGTCAAAGTTGTTTCGACTGTCAGGGCAACAATATTGCCTGCGCCTGCGCCGATGAAACCATTGTTAGAAACAACTGGTCCCGAAAAAGTAGATTTAGCCATTTTAATCTCCTGTCTTGGCTAGTGTCTGCCGAAGCAGTCAGAAGTTAGTAGGGGGAGGGAAAGCCCTCCCCCAGTCAATTATGCTGCACCTTCGGAGCCGAAGATACCACGCCAGTCGGTGAAACCGAAGCTGTAACGCTCACGAACTTTGTAGCGAACATTACCAGTTTCAAAATCACCTTCCATGCCTTTTTTCAAGGCTGTGCGTTGGAAGTGCTTCAAGCCATCCGGAACATCCGTCATTACGAAGAATGCATCCGAATCAGTCAGGCGACGCATCACATGATATCCTTGCGGTAGGTAACCACCAGAGCGGATAGCGTTGATGTCGTTGTCTGCTGTGCCTGTGCGTAGGTTTGACTCAAGCAAACGCTCAGCAACAAAGGTATATGCAGTCGGTATGACCAGCATTGTGCCTTGTGCTGCAACGCGCAGCCCACGATCGTCTTTCATGTCAGCAATCTGAATGAGGATCTGCTCAAGAGAAGTCTCAGACAGGTCAGCTGCAGTGGCGAGCGTATTGGACTGATTTCCAGAGCGAGTTGGGTGAGAAGTGTTACAAAGTGTTACACCATCACCACCATTCACGCCAGAGCCAGTGAACGCATTGTTAAGAACATTGGCAGCTTTAATCTCTTTGGTGGAAGACATTGAGCGAGCCAGTGCTTTAACATAGCGAGCAGCGATTGAACCATATTGCCCATCTTCTTCAGCCTCTTCAGTGATGCTGAATGCAAGAGCAACAGTTTCGTGTTGATATCGGGCAGTCCAGTTTTGACTGCCAGAATCATAAGTGATAGCAGAGCCCTCGTTTTTCACGGGAGCATTGCCGAAGCCTTCCAACAGAACATCTTCTTCAAATGCTTTTTGAGAAGTGTTTGTTCCGAAGACTGATGACCATTCCGGAGGATACTGATCATACTCGAGACCGAAAAGAGTATTCAGTCCTGGCTCGAGCGTTTTTGCAAATTGTGCGCGATTCATAGACATATTTTACTCTCCTAAATCCCTGCTGTGCCTTTGAGGAGATGCTCATTGATTAGAACTTCCATAACAGCATTTGCACCGAAAGCATTTTCGGGGGCATCAAACAGAGCAATAATTTTTGTCTGTGCGGTGCCTGCTGCCATAGTTCCTGAGATCTCCATGCCAGACTGGTTACTAGTTGTGTCGCCTGAACCAACTACAATATCAGCACAATTGCCGACGTTGGTTTGGGCGGGTGATCCAGCGGACTGTGCCTTGAACACAATATACGGATCATCGTAAACATATGCGATGATATCCGTAGCTACTGTGCTGGCTGGCCAGCGTTCGCTGTATACATATGAGCCATCACTTGCGGTATAAGAACACCCAGCAAAAACACCAACATTGTTAGTGTTTGTGGCTGCGGCTTGTTCGATTTCGCCATCTGCAGCGAGAACAACCATGTCCCCATTGAAGATATCTGTGGCGTAACCTGAGCCAATGGTATACTTGTTAGCACGAGGTGCATAACCGCTCATGTGGCGAATTGGGACAAACCCAAAGGCTGCATCTACATTAGCCATTTTAATTCACTCCTTCACGAGTTGGTTAATCATTCATGACCGAGAGGTCCCGACCACGACTTACATTGGATTGCCTATCTTGCGATATGGAAATCCCACCCGTCCGTTCTAACGCATTAAGGTCTGCAGCGATGGATTCGTTCTGGTCGCTGTTCTTGCCGCGATAATATTCCTTCATAGCTTGGAATTTATCCAATGGCATTTCACAGAGAACCATCCCTTCAACTCCGATGCAACCTTCCCACTGCCCATGATTGATAGTTGGGTATCTCTTATCTTTCACAGTGTCAGCAGAGCGTGGATTCCAGCCTGCACGCATACGTTTGTATACATTGTCTGGAGTCTCTTTACCCTGAATCGAGGTAGCTATCCACCGCTGAATCATCCCAGGACGAGGATCGGGAGCATCCAGCAGTGATGGTGGTTGCCAAGATGTTTCGGGACGAGATTCCTCTTCCCTAACCTTAGCGCGAGATTCATTTGCACGTACATTTCGTTTTTCAGTCATGGCAGATTATCCTTTCATTTGCCTACGAACTTCAGCCTCATATTTCTTGAGCCCTGCTTCATCAGTAATTCCAAGTTCTCTGGCCATTCTGAGTTGGTCCTGTGTTAAACGAATCCGATTGCCCTTATAAGTCGAGCCACCTGCAGCTGGTGTAACTGGGGATCTGCTTTTTGCTCGAGCCTTAACAGGACTCTCTTCTTCTGACTTTAGCTCAGGAAACATTTTTTGTAAACGAAAATCTAACATTTCGTAATATTCGTCAGAATGTTTATCAAAACCTTCAACATCCAGCTGAACATCAATGGCTCTTGCAGCAGCAGTTTCTCTTTCAAAACCTGTTGCATTGAACCAACGATTTTTCTGCCACCAGCTGTTTGCTTTTTCTGGTGGAGGATTGGTTGCTGTTTGTTGTGCGTGACCTACTGTGGGAGATGCTGCTTGTTGAGCACGCATCTGCTTTTGCATTTCGGCAACACGCATGGCAGCACGCATATCCGCAAGTTGCTCTTGGAAAGTAACCTGTGCATCAGTGTCACCTTCTTCAACAGCCTTGTGGAGTGCTGCTCTGGTTTGAGCGTATCTTTGTTGGAATTCATTCTCGGTGCGGGCTTGTGTGCCTTGTTCAAGTCGCTCGAGACGTGCTTGCAACTGCTTGTTCTGCGCTTCCATATCGGCATATTTGCCTTCAACTTCTCTGCGCTGGTCAACAAGTTTTTTGATACGACGCTGAACATTTTTGCCATACTCTTCATCTTCTGGCTGCTGTTCAGCATTTTCTTCGGGTTGGGCTTCTTGAGGCTCTGGTTGACTTTCATCAACAATCTCAATCTCCAACTCGTCGGAAACATTTTGTTTCCGCTTGGTTTCAAGAATCTCTTCTTGAACTTGATTTATTGCGTCATCTTCAGACATGGTGGCGTCCTCCATGGTTTTCGCCTATTCAGTTACGTAAGATGTGATTGATGCACCTTGCGGAAGAATTGATGTAATTTCATCATCATTCAACAGCAAAAGTTTTACACCATTCACAGTTAATTTTTGGCCAGCATATTTGCCATATGTGATTCGGTCGCCTGTTTTTGGCCATTCGCCTTTCCAAGCCTGACCTGTGTCACGATCGCGATATGCCAGTTCTCCCATGGCCAGAATGATTCCATGAGCAGTGAGATATTCCTCATTGTCAAGGCTTTGGTTTGGAAGTAATATGCCGCCAGCAGTTTGCTTTTTGGCTTGGTTCGGGTGAACCAAAACTTTCCAACCCAATGGTTGGGGGAACATTTTTGACTCAAGAGTTGCTTCACTCTCTTCGTCTAATATTTCATGTTGATGAGACATGTTCATTCATCCTCTGTATCAAAGTTTTTCCTGATATCGTCAATGATGCTTATGGATTGTTCAATACCTTCCGCAACACCAACGGCTTTCATATATGATTCAAAGTCGGACATCCGACCATCAACCATATTATTCGCGATTGTCAGCTTCTGCTCTCGGAGTTTCGCTTGGATCGTTTTCAGTAGATCGTTCACTGTCATTTGATAAATCCGTAATGATTTTCATTGAAACACCAGTCACGTGGACTTCAACCACATTTCCTTTCTCATTTTCTTTTTCCAGCACGACGGACTTTCCCCTTTCTGCTAGAGTTTTTCATGACCCTTTTTCTGTTTCTGGCTTGAGCACGCTTGACCCTTTTTCTTTCAGAGCCTCGCTTCATAACCAAAGAAGGGAAAGAAGAGCGGTTCACGACTTCTTCTTCTTCCCACCTTTTTTAAGCAGATCTGCATCTGCTTTTCTTGCACCACCTTTGCCAGTGGCGAAAGACCTTACACGACCAATAGCCCAAGAAGTCGGAGTTTGTCCTGGGCGAGAGCCTGATGAATAATATGCACCCATGCCACGCTTGGCTACTTTGCGCAACTTAGCTTTTGAGAAGCCAGATGATTTGCTATACTTGTCGATAGCAGACTCAAGGCTTCCACCTTTTTTCTTTTTACTTGCTGAGCTTTTTGCGTCTTTTTTCGCTGGCTTTTTTGTAACTTTTCGTGACATTTTTGGATCTCCTTTTTGCAATCCTCTCCATCTCTGCTTTGGTCAACTTTCCTTCACGATATTTTTTGGCTGTGCTTTTTATCTCTTTTTCCGCTGCCTTTTTGTTTTTGGCACCGCGAACATACTTAACATTTACACCACCCTTAGTTTTGGGTTGTTTCTTGAACTTGCGCATTTGGTCCAACTCCTTCCAGTGCACCTGTGGCAGCTATGCCGCCGACACTTAAAACTTTCATCAACTCGCCAAGCGTGCCAACCTTATTTGGACTTCCTGTGGACATGCCACTCATCTCTGAAAAAACTCTAGCTTCTGGGTCAACATTTCTCAACAATTCTTCTGACCCAAAATCAATTCCACCATATTTGCCACCAGGATTGTAATCCGAAGGAACCATGCGAACAAGAGATTTTGTTTCGCCAAGTCTGGCGAGTGCTCGATTCCGATGACGACCATCATGACCCGTAATTTGAACGATGTCGTCAAGAGGCTGAAACTGCCTCATGAAAGGCAAGTCGTCCAAAGGAACACCTTCTTGAATTTGGTCATAGTATTGTTGGACTTTATCCGATATCATTTTTTGAATGAATGGATCCTTTGTGTCCATGTTTGCAGCAAGTTGTCGAAAGTTGTTTGGATTCATAACAACCAAATCAGACTTGCCAGCTTGGGCTTCCTTCATGACATCAAGAATGTCGGAGTCCTTCTGACGAGGCAAAAGATCTCTCGACTCCATAGCAATCTTTTCTGGGTAATCACCAATAGACTCTCGGACTTCTTGAGTTGTTCGACCAGTTTTGCGAGCCATGCTCTCAATAAAGTTTATGGCTTGTTCAGTTGCCTCTTGGGCTATTTTTGAAAATGCACCCATCAGTCCGAACCTTTTGCTGCATCTTTGATTATGTCTGCACCACCCATAAACTCCGAATCAGCAAGGTCAGCCAAATCATCAATGGTTGCGTTCGGGTTGGTTTGTTTTAATTCTTTGAGCATTGCATCAATGTCTGATTTTTCAATAACATTAAGTGCGTCGTCTCCAACATCACTCATCAGATCTTTAATCCTTTGAGAGCCAAGAACTGTAAAATCTTTTGCAATTGGCGGTGCAACTTGACCAGTCACAGCAAGTGCACCAATAGGGGAAACAGCGATGCCTGTGGCTACATTCCTTCTTGTCATGTCAACAGGAGTGTCTGCAGCTTTATTCATCAAAGAACTTAAAAAGCTGCCCACTGGTTTGGTTATGGCTTTGGTCAAGGGATAAGC